TTAAAATGGCTCTTCTTCGCTTTCTTTTTCTGTTGCAGGTTCTTTTATTTCTTCAAAGTCAGATACATCAATAGGTTTTTCATTTTCTAATTCTGTGTATTGTGCTTCTTCAAAAACTGGTGGTTCAAAATCCAATTGTTCTTGATTTGCATTTTCTTCAACTTCTGCATCCAATACTTCTTTGCGTTGACGTTGTTCAGATTCTTTAATTTGATTTGATAAAAGACTAGCGTCATCCGTGCTGTTTAAAATCTTTTTACATGCACGGTTTATTACAGTCTTTTTAGCCATTTCTTGAGGGAATCTTCTGTGTGTACCGTCTTCTTTAAATACACCGTTATAAACCATTTGTGATTGCTTCCACGCTTCTTCAATCTCTTCAAATGTCATGATTTCAGTGTAATTTCTACTTTCATCTTTAAATACAACTGTTGCATATGCACCGATAATGTTTTGTGTGTTTCTGTTACCAAAAGACTGTGTATGTTCAAGTTCAACAATTTTTCCGTTTTTAGTTTTATACTTAACTTCGTCACCTTCAAATATGACTTCTGCATTAATTTCTTCTGCGCCTGCTACACGTTTAGTTACTGCCATTGTTCCGTGGTAACTTCTTTGGAATTGAACCTTATCGCCATACATAATGAAATAGCCTTGATTCTTAGCAGGATTTAAACCTTGTACAACCATGTCCATTAAGGCGTTTGCTATGCTGGTTGAAGTTGCAAATTCCAGCGCTGGTTTATAACCATCTTTTTTAGATCCTTTTAATTCTTGCAGTTGTAACATTGCTGACTTCATTGCATTCTCAGGCGAATAGTTTGCAGGAAACTGTAAATCTCCTTGTGCTTCTAATGTCTTAACTCTAGATAGAACGTTGTCGCCCATTTTATTGTTTTTTAATAGTAATTCATTCGTCATTTTATATAGTCTCCATTCTTAATTTTTTATCTTGTTCATTTACTATCAATTGAATTTGTTGTGATTCTGTTTTGATAAGCTCTGTTACTGATTCAGCATTATCAATAAATATTGGCGCTGTAACTTTAAAATGTTTTGATAGTGTGTTGATGATATCTAAGCCAACATTAATTCTTGAGGCGTTATTTAAACCGCTGTCATACTCGACACCATTAACCGTTGTTGAACATGTTTCTTCTAATTCGCCGTTAACTAAGGTATTGAATAGCTTAAATTCAGCAATATCAAATTCGTTATTGATGTTTTCAGTAAGCATTTTGACTTTTGTTGTTGTAAATTCTTTTAAGATATAAAGGTCATGTGAATACTTTTCTTTTTCATCCAATAATCTGTCTTCTTCATTTCTTAATTCAGAAATAACATCATCTAGATGTTTATTTGATTTTTCGATTGATATTGACACTTCAATTTCTGATTTTTCTTGAGTAAGTTCGCTTATTTTGTCATCTATTCCTGAAACTTTATCTTGAATAGTTTTCCTGATGTTAGAGCGTTTTTGATTAATCTCATTTATCTCTAACATTACTGCTTTGTATTCGTCAGTTTGCGTAACGTCAACGTGAGTTGTTTTCAACTTATTAATTTTGTTTTGTATTCTTGCTGAACGCTCTTCTGCTTCGTTGATTTTAATTTGAAGATTATTATTGTCATCCTCTAACTTCTCGATGATTAGCTTTATTTTCTTGCCTTCTGAAATAATGTGATTGATAGATGTTTGTATTGTTTCTAATTCTTTCGATTTGCTAGCATTGAATTTCTGCAATGCTTTTTCTCTTGCCATATCCACTTGTTCAACTGGTAACTTTTGACCACAACAACTACATACATTGTCATCAAGATATTCAAATTTTTGATTTTTAGCTTTTTCTAAATCACTTTTTAATCCTTTATGATTTTCTAATAATTGATTACGTCTATTTTCTTCATGCGTGATTTGTTGTTTGTTTTGCTTTAATCTCGTTTTAAGGTTTGCTACCGTTCCATTTTCAACGTGTAATTCATTTGTTAAAGCATGGATTTTGTTCTCATTACTTGCGCTGTTATTGTCTTCTATGCGTTTCAATTCTGATTGTTTATCAGCTAATTGATTACGTAAATTAATTTCTTCCTTACCGTTTTGAATATCTATACGCTCATTTTCAAGTTGCTCAATTTCTTGTTTGATAATTGCGTATCTATCATTATCGAATTCTGGTACATCCTGCTTATTTTGTTGTGTTTGGTTAATACGTATCGGAATATCTTTGATATCTTTGTTAATCTGTTTTATCTTGTCCGTAAGAATCTTTTTCTTTGTTTCAATTTCATGATCTCCAAGAATATTATTTAGTTCTTTAAAATCATCATTTGTTTTAATGACATCCTCATCATTGATTGGTTTAGCAATTTCAAACAACAAACTTCTTCGCTTCTTCCAATCTAGTAAGTTAAATGCTTGAGGGTTCGTAATTAACTTGAATACATCTTCATCAATAAGTTCATCAATACGAGCTTTATAATCCTTTACTTTTATTGATTCATCATTGATATATTGTTTCTTCGTTCGACTTCGTGAGTATTCCTTGCGATTCGTCTTTTGATTTATTGTGTATTTAGGATGTGACTCTTTTTTAAAAGTCGTAATTTTTCCGTCGATTTCAAATTCTGCGAAAACAGTCGGAATTAACTCATAATTTTCTTCGTTTTTTTCGTTTAAAGGTACAGGGTTAAATGATTTGGTTGAACCGTCTAAACCCTTATCGAAAAGCAGCCATTGTAATGCGGTTGCTGTTGTAGTCTTGCCAGTCGCATTATTGCCGTATATTTTTGCATCTTTACCGTCAAAGTTAAATTTTTCTTCTTTGATTCCAGCAAAGTTCGATATAGTTAACTTATTTATTTTCATATCTTTCCTCATGCTCCTTTTTTAATCTTCCGATGACCTCTTAGCACTTCGATAATTAAATTTTTTATTCGTTCATGGCTGTCTGGATTGATTTCATGTATCTGCACAAGCTTATTGTTTGTTTTGTAACTGTCGTGATAGTGCAAGAAATTAATCGATAAGTATCCGTGATGATTACGTTCAATTTCCAATAATGCTCGTTGGTTTGACAAAGTATATTCGTCGAATAACGTCTTAAAAATATTCAATATATTTCTTTCTGTATCTCTCATGCTTATACCTACCATTTCATGATTAAATTGATTAATTTGTCCTGTTCATCTGTGTTATTTTCAATCCATTCATAAATACTTTGTTTCAAAATATCTAAAGCTGTGTATAGATCGTTCTCGTCAGAAACTAGTAGCCCGTCAATTGAATTTCCTTCATGATCTAAAACGACTATTTCGACGCTATACGCTCGTTTCTTAACTCTTAATCGAAAATCAAAGCTATCTACATTAATTATTTTTTGACATACGTCACCCGTTTTGTAATACATTGTTTTAGTCCTCCTTGTTGTTATCTATAGCAAGAAATTTTTGTAGTTTACGTTTTTGAATGGCGTTAATGACATCGTCGAAATTAGTAGCATTATCCAATAATTCAGCAAGATTAAAAGCATTGCCAAGCGCAGAACTTGAACTTTTTATGAAATCTCCGTTGCTAACTCCTATTGCTGAAAAAAGTAAAATATCAAATTTGCTTTCTCCCTCAATTTCTTTCGCTAATTCATACAATTCTCCACTTTTTTCAGATAATAAGCCTCTTATTTCTTCCTGCGTCATGTCTTTATAATTTTTAGTCATGGTTGACTTCCTCCGTTTTTCGTTTTATATTGAACGTAAGTTTATATTTCTAATTACTTTTCTGTTACCTGTTGGCGCATGTAACAGATTTTTTTATTATTTACAAATTCTTCTAAATCTTTTAAAGCTTGTTTATATCCCTTGTCATATGCTAATTGTTCAGAATTTCTTGAATATTTAGGGATTTTTACATTGTCGTATTCTCCGTTTAAATAACGATTAATTTTCTCTCTCTTCTGATCAGTTATTCTTCTTGAACCATTTCTTAACTTAATAAAATAAGTATCAGAGAAACCTAGCAAATATCCTATTTCTCTCACCGTTAAATCTTTTTCTTTCCTTCTCTTGTCAACTTTTTCCATCAAGTCTTTATCTGACATCTTTTTATTCTCCTTTGTTGTCATAAAAGTATTCTTTATAGAATATGAATGTTGCGATGCTTGCGAATCCTGCAATTGACCACGCTGTAGTGAAGTATAGAAACGGCATGAGTACAATCGCTAAGACTGTGAAGCATAGCACTGCTACTAGGTAGCTTTTATAAATGTTACTCATTTGGCATTCTCCTCTTCTTTCATTTTTATAATCATGTCTATATATCCTCTCTCTAATGCAAAGTCGAATAGCATTTGTTGAATGTGCGGTGGCATTTTGTTGACCTCCCCTATTCCGTTAATTTCATTTCTAACTGGTACGTTGTTTCGTATGACGGTTGCCATCTTTGTACAAACTTAATTGCTTCTTGATAACGTCCTCGAGGTATACAGTTGTAACTCGGTACGTCGAAAATATTTTTAATACTTTTATATATTTCTGCGAACAACTTTCTTGATACTTGGTCGTAGTATCCGTTGAATTTGTTTCTAACAATCTCCGCAACTTTTTGAGCTACTAACTTTTGAATATGTTTTGCTTCTCCGTGCATGATTGGATATGTTTCTTCAATTTTAGTAACTCGTTCATCTAATTCTGTGTTTCCTTGTGCGATTAATTGAATTTGTTCCGATGTAGTTAGCGGTTTTGTTTGGTATGTTCCTGTTCTTCTTAATGTTGGCAAAACTTCCGAAGTTACCCAACGTTTGAACCGCTTCGCATTTTCTAATTTGCTAGAAAAGATTAAACTGTATAACCCTGATTCGTTGATGATCGTTACATTTCTGTTTTGACCTGCCGTCGCGATTTGCGACGTCAGCTTATCTTCTTCATCAACATGTTTTGACAAAGCATCTCGTCCGTTTGCATATCCTAAAATGTCAGCAACATCTTTTCCTATAAAATATGGTTCTCCGTCAACCTCTAATGTCCTTACTGGTAATTCTTCAAAATTAAATGTTTGTAATGCTTGCATTGTTCATTCCTCCTTTTAAGACATTTGTTTCCCTTCGACTAAAACGTATTTAAAATACGATTCATCTTTTAAAAAAATAATCTCATCAATAGAGATATTTAATGTTTTGGCAATTCTAAAAGCATCTCTAGGTTTAATCATTTCTGGGTTATTTTCCCAAATGTTATAAGTAGATGGTGAAATGCCAAGTTTTTCAGCAAAAGACGACTGGGTATAACCTTTTCGTTTTCGCCATTCATCTAATTTCAGACTTTGTTTGATGTAGCTCATTTTTTAACCTCCTTGTTAAGTTCTGACTAAAGTATATCGTAATTTAAATACGACTTCAAGTGTTTTTCGTAATTATTTTAGAAATTTACGTATTTTTATTTTCGTAAATCGTATTTTAAGGGTTGCAATTACGATTTTTCATAGTATAATAAAAGTGTAAAAAACATTATATATAAGGAAGGAAAACAAAATGGCTTTCAAAAATTCCATAAAAGAAATCAGATTGAACAATAGATTGTCTAAAGTTGAGATGGCTAGAAAATTAGATGTTTCCGAAGGTACTATAAGAATGTGGGAAAGTGGAAGAACTGAACCTAGAATGGGTATGGTCGAAAAAATTTCAAGTTTGTTCAATGTTTCTAAAGGTTATCTATTAGGAGAAATTGAAGAAATTGTTTTACCAGAATTTGATAGCGAAATCGAGGTTCCATATTTCGGTAAAGTTTCTGCTGGAAATTTCGAGGAAGTTGCAATTGATAATGAAAAATTAAAAGTTCCACCATTTGCTTTTAACGGTCGTAAACCTAGCGAATGTATAGCACTAAAAATAAACGGAGATAGCATGAATAAAATACTCGCTAACGGTTCTTATATAATTGTCCATGATTATAGAAAGTCTTGTGATCATAAACTTAACAGCAATGACATCCTTGTATTACGTCTAGGTGGTGAATATACAGTTAAGCGTGTGAGACGTACTGAAACAAAACTACATTTAGACCCAGTAAGCTATTCAGATGAATTTAAAACTAATTCTTACGATTTAGATTCTATTGATGAAATCGAAGTGATAGGCAAAGTTATTTATAACTATCGAATTTTTGATTAATAGCGTCTATGTGGCGCTTTAATATAAAAAGTAAGCAAAGGAGAAATAAAAAAATTATGGAATCATATGAAGAAATTGAGCATATACACATTAACACTGGTAGAAAAAAACTTACACAAGAGGAAATTGAAGAAGCTAACGCTTTTATCGAAAGTCAAGAATTTAAAAATATGGTTAAACAAGCTAAAGAATCGCGTCAAAGAGTTATGAATTCTAAAATAACAAATAGGACAAAAATGTAATTATCGTTCTTTCTAATATTTTAATATAAACCAAATGAAGGAGAAATTGAAAATGGCAGGAGATAAATTAACTTTTAAAGAAATTCTAACAGAAACAAAAATGTTTAGTAAGTTAAGCAATAGAAAGATTGACATGTATAAAAAAATGACAACAGATGAAAAAAGAAAGATATTAAATGATTTTAAAGAAGGAAAAGAACTTGATATCCAACTTTATAAATCTGAAAATTTTAAAAACACTAACGAAGAATACGAATCAAAATCAGCTAAAAGTTTAAACGGACAAGGTATTAAAGAAGCTACCGACGTTACGACTTACGCATATCAAAAGCAAAATATTAACCCTACACTATTGAAAGTCTACAACGGTTTAGGTACATTCACAACAAACGTAGATAAACAAGCTAAATTCGTATTCTACGATACGCAATTAAAACAAAACTTTGTCTCTATAGCTCAACGAGACGAACTAATAAAGCAAAATAATAGAATTATCGAGCAAAACAACGAAGTCATAGATTTATTAAAACAAATAGCAAATAAAGGAGTGTAAAACATGAAAAGATTATTATATTTAATTTTAGCTAGCGCGTTAGTATTAGGTGCATGTGGTAGCAACGACGGCGATAAGAAAGAGGAAAGCAAGAAAGCGGAAACAAGGAAAGAGAACAAAGACAAAAAGAAAGAAACTAAAGGCAAAGCAGAAGCGAAAAAAGAAAATGCTAATCAAAACGATAACAATAATCAAGTAAACAACGATAACAACACAAATGTTAATGATCATCAACAAACTAATAACGCACCTAAACAAAATCAAACACAAAATAATCCCACTTCTAATAAAAACAACAATGCACCAGTGAAAGATGAGTTTTCAAGTGACACATCTTATAACGCTTATCAAGAAGCTAAAAGAGCAACAGAAGAAAACAAACGTCAGAATGGTGGCCATACTGCCGGCATAGGTGGTTCATGGGCAGTACAAGACGGACAAGACTATAATTCATGGAAGAAAGCACAAAATGATTTTGACAATTTTAAACGTCAAAATAGCGAAGTGATTCAACAATAAAATTTCGGGTAGCCCGCCTACCCTTATTATTTTTTGCCAATTTTGAGGAGGGAGCACATGAAAGTAGCAATTTATACTAGAGTAAGTACACTTGAACAAAAAGAAAAAGGACACTCTATTGAAGAACAAGAAAGAAAATTAAGAGCATACAGCGACATAAACGACTGGACTATACAAGGTGTTTATGTAGATGCTGGCTATTCTGGTGCTAAAACTGACCGACCTGAACTTAATAGATTAAAGGAAAATTTATCAAAAATAGATTTAGTATTAGTCTATAAGTTAGACAGGTTGACGCGTAATGTAAAAGATTTACTTGATTTATTAGAAATATTTGAGCGAGAAAACGTATCTTTCAGAAGTGCCACAGAAGTTTATGATACATCGACGGCAATGGGTCGCCTATTCGTCACTTTAGTAGGTGCTATGGCTGAGTGGGAACGTGAAACGATAAGGGAAAGGGCAATGATGGGCAAGCAAGCAGCGATTAGAAAAGGCATGATATTAACACCTCCCCCATTCTACTATGATCGTGTAGATAATAAATATATTCCTAATAAATATAAAGATGTAGTTGTGTGGGCTTATGAAGAGGTTAAAAAAGGAAATAGCGCTAAAGGTATAGCAAGGAAGTTAAACGCATCTGATATACCACCACCAAACGGCATACAGTGGGAAGATAGGACAATAACAAGAGCTTTAAGGAGCCCTTTATCAAAAGGGCACTATTTTTGGGGGGATATATTTATTGAAAACTCTCACGAACCAATAATTACAGATGAAATGTATAACGAAATAAAGGAACGCTTGAATGAACGTGTTAATGCGAAAACAATAACTCATACTTCAGTTTTTAGAGGTAAACTCATCTGCCCTAATTGCAATGGAAGATTATGTTTGAATACCAGTTATAGAAAACTTAAACGTGGAGATGTTATACACAAAAATTATTATTGTAATAATTGCAAAGTTAATAAAAATGGTGCTTTTTCATTTACCGAAAAAGAAGCTTTAAAAGTATTTTACGATTACCTTTCTAAGTTAGATTTAAGTAAATACAAAACAAAAGAAAAAGAAGATAAAAAAATTGTAACCATTGATATAAATAAAGTTATGGAACAAAGAAAAAGATATCACAAATTATACGCAAACGGCATGATGCAAGAAGAAGAATTATTTGAATTAATAAAAGAAACTGACGAAAAGATTTCAGAATACGAAAAACAAAAAGAGAGAGTTCCTAAAAAACGATTAGATGTCAGTAAGATAAAAAATTTCAAAAATATTCTTTTAGACTCATGGAATGCCTTTACTTTAGAAGATAAAGCAGACTTCATTAAGATGGCCATAAAATCTATTGAAATAGAGTACATTCACGTTAAAAGAGGGAAAACTAAGCATTCTATCAAAATAAAGAATATTGATTTTTATTAA